GGTGCGACGAGCGCCGACCTCTCCACTTTTAAGAGCGAGAAGTTCAGGGACGAGATAAGTGACTATTTCGACAAGGCTTTCCTGCTGACGTATTACCTCTGGACGGACTATTTCCTTGCCGTTGACCAGCGTGCGAAGAACATGATGCTGCGCACGTGGGACGGCCTGATATGGTACATCACCTACTACGACGGTGATACCCAGATGGGAAAACGTAACGACTGTTTCCTGGTGTATGACTACACCACCGACCGCGACACTTATGACGCCGAGGCCGGGAAATATGCCTTTGAAGGCCGTGACAGCTGGCTTTGGAACCTCGTTCTGGCCAACCTGGACGCTGACCTGAAGACACAGGCGCAGGCTCTTCGCGGTGTACTTACCACCAGCCGTGTCCTGGACATGCTGAACGTGGAGCAGGCGGGCAACTGGTGCGACCGTGCCTATAACAAGAGCGGCGAGCTGAAGTACATCCTGCCCGCCACGCAGGAGATGTACGGCAAGGTGTGGCCGTTCATCTACGCCCTTCAGGGCAGTAACCGTGCGCACCGTGAATATTTCGTGCGTAATCGTTTCGCCCTTCTGGATGCCAAGTACGGCACGAGCAATTTCACCAGTGACAACATCGACCTCTATCTGGCACGTACGGCTGCTGACACCCCCGACGTGCTGAAGATTACGGCCAACGAGGTTTATGCTTTCGGCTACGGTACGAACAACAGCCCGAATATAGGGAATACCGGCATCATCAAGAAAGATGCGGCTGCGAGTCTTTCCATCACCGGTGCCTATACGGTGAACGATCCCTTGAGGGTTTATGGCGCGAGCCGTATGAAGGTGCTGGATATGAGCGGGGCCGCCGACCACCTGAAAAACGCTTTCGACCTGGGCAAATGTACCGTGCTGCGCGAACTGAACCTTCAAAGTTCCGGCAACGGCAGTACCGGCTGGTGGTTGAACATCGGCAACTGCAAGCAGCTACGTAAACTCAACCTTCGTAACCAGGCACAGGCGAAAACCGGGGGAAGTACCAGTACCGAGCTGGATTTGAGTGCGCAGACCAAGCTGGAAGAACTTGAGGCCCGCGGTACGCAGGTGCAGAGCGTGGTGCTTGCCAAGGGTTCTCCCGTGACGCTGCTCCACCTTCCCGGTACACTGACCAGCCTCCGTCTGGAATATCTGGGCAGACTGACCACCGGCGGGCTGACATTGGAAAGCTACAGCAAGGTGAAGACCTTCATCTTTGACAGTTGTCCAGGTATTGACTGGGAAACCCTGCTGGGCCGTTGCACGGGTGTGGAACGTATCAGGGTAACCGGTATTGACCGCGAGGATGACGGTACGTGGCTGAATAAGTTTGTCGGGATGGGCGGTGTGGATTCCGATGGCAACACTACGGACACGTGCGCCTTGGTGGGTACGGTACAGCTCACGCGCTACATTGATGACGATACGTACAGCGCTCTGAAGGCGCACTTCCCGGAACTGAATATCCGGCAGCCGGAATACACGATGATCGAGTTCGACGACGAGGTATCGGATGACGCGAACGTGAGCAACCTTGACAACGGTACCGGCTACAAGTATGACAACGCGTATGAGGTGAGCGGTCATATTTCCGCCATCCTGAAGCAGCGTCACCGTGTACTTGCTAAAGTGACTAAAAAAGCGACGACGCGGGGTGTGAACATGGCGAACGTTGATACCACGGTGAACAACCTGGACGGTGAGATGACCTACTACCCGCTGGACGACACGGACAGCAACAAGTACGCCGACGGCACGGCTGCCAGACTGGACGGCACTGAAGGTGACTGGATGATGTACGAGCCCTTCTTCTGGAGCAAGGGTATCAATGATTACCTGAACGGCAAGCATTACTCCTGTTACAGCAGTAACGGTTCGGATAACATGCCTTCCGTTCCGGATGCTGACGTCCTTACGCTTGACGACATTAAGGGCACGAGTGGCGGTTATCTTTCCGGTCGTAAGATCATGAGCGGAAAGGATACGCTTTCGAACAGCTACAGTACTGACAGTACGTATTCGGTATGCAAGGTGAACGTGGACGGTTACAAGCGTGTGCGTTTCCCGAGCGTTCCCGGTACAAGCCTTGTCGGAAGCATTTTCACAGACGATTCCGGCACGGTCATCAGTTCAATCGTCGTCCCTACCTTGAGCAACAAGTTCGAGGCCGGTATGTACCTGATTGCCGATGTTCCGGAGGGTGCCACTGCTCTTCACTTCTCCATTCTGAACACGGCAGAGTTCGATAAGGTTGTCCTTTCTAACAGTGACAGGATCGAGGATATGGAACCCGAATGGGTGCCTAATGACGAGCACTTGTGTGCCGTTGTGGGCAGCAGTGTTGTCGGTTCCAAACTTCGCGCCTGCATTACCGGCGGGAGCACTACGGCGAGCATGACCTGGGCTGATTTCCACTATTACAGTGTCCAGCGCGGTATGCAGCAGATTGATGCCCTTATGCACTCTCGCATCGCGAATCTTTTCTACGCGAAGTACGGTCGTCGTGACAGCCAGGAACAATGCGGCGCGGGCTCTCACACGAACAACCGTACTACGGGTGGTACTGCCAGCCGCGGGATGACGGACACGATCGGCTATGAGGAAGCCTCCTCCATCAACCCTAATGTGACGAACAGCCTGATAGAAAACTCCGTCCACCAGTATGCGTGGTACCGTGAGAAGGATGACTACGGCGGGGCCACGGTTACGCAGGTGAATAATATTTGCTGCCTTGGCTACGAGGACATCTATGGTCATAAATATGACATGATGGACGGCGTGGACCTTCCTAATGACACGGGCAATTCCGGGAAGTGGCGCATCTGGATGCCTGACGGCAGTACCCGCCTGGTTAAGGGTTCCGTGAGTTCCGGTATCTGGATTACCGCCGTGGCGCATGGCAAATATATGGACGTGATTCCGGTGGGTTCCGTTTCGGGTTCCTCCTCGACAAATTACTGCGACATCTACTACATATCCACTGCCTCCGGCCGTGTGGTCTATCGTGGCNGCAACTACGCGTACCCGAATGGCGGTGTTTCGATGTCGAATGCGAGCNNCGATTCCTCGAGTACGAGCNCGNNCATCGGTTCTCGTCTGGCCTTCCGCGGTCGGCTCGTCAGGGCGTCGAGCGCCGTGGCGTTTAAAGCGATAAGCGAGGTTGCATGATCGGTCGCGTAAAGCGTCAAAGCGGGAGCGAAGCGACAAAACGTCCGGTGTTCCCCGAGCAGGGGAACACCGTTCATTACGGGCGTCAGCCCGTCGAAAAATATTTTTTTGACGTCAGGTTTTGTATCTGTTTGTTAAATAATAATTTGAAAATAGTACTTTTGCATTTGAAAGGTGGCGCCTCCCCATAGGCCGTGTGGTCTATCGTGGCAACAACAACGCGAACCCGAATGGCGGGGGTTCGATGTCGAATGCGAACAACGATTCCTCGAATACGAACACGAACATCGGTTCTCGTCTGAACAACAATCGAAAGGAAATTTTAATCGGCGTACAACACCGGGGACTTGTCCCCACCGTGGTGCCGAGGGGGGCAAGCCGCAGTAACAGCGGTCCGTAAGGGCCGGAAAACTGAAAAACAGAGTGTCGGGTAGGGTTTGGTAGGCCGGAAACGGTTCGAAGAAGCCGGGCCCGGGGGATTGAAGGCCCCAAGAAAAACAGTTATGCGCAGAGAAGGTTATATTATCGAGGAGATAGCGGATTACTCCAACATGTCGGAGTCGTTCAATCAGGTCCTTCGCGGAACGTCACGTAAACGAAGCCGCCAGGGACGCTACCTGCTTGCGCATAGGGAGGAAGTTATAAAGGAACTTGCAGAACGTATATCAGACGGCTCTTTCCGTGTCAGCGGTTATCGTGAACGGACTATCTGGGAATATGGAAAGGCAAGGAATTTGCAGATTCTTACGATGTATGACCGTATCGGAGTACATGCCATCATGACCGTAGTGGACAAACACCTGCGCAGGCGCTTTATACGTACAACGTCGGCATCTATCCAGGGACGCGGCACCCATGACCTGATGAAGTTCATCTGTCGTGACATGGAAACGGATCCGGAAGGGACAGGGTATGGTTATAAGTTTGACATTCACCATTTTTATGACAATGTACGTCAGGATTTTGCTATGTGGTGCTTTGCCCGTGTTTTCAAGGACAAGAAACTGCTTGGAATTCTCAATTCCTTTATAATGATGCTTGACAGCGGTATCAGTTTCGGGCTTAGAAGCTCGCAGGCTACCGGTAATTTACTCCTGTCTATTTTTTTAGACCATTATTTGAAGGATAAGTACAGTGTCCGTCATTTCTATCGTTATTGTGATGACGGTCTTGTACTTGGTAAAACGAAAGCGGAACTGTGGATGATTCGTGATGCTGTCCACTCACAAATGGAACGGATAGGGCTTCAGATAAAATCTGACGAGCGCGTGTTCCCGGTGGAAGAGGGCATCGATTTTCTCGGTTATGTGATTTATGGTCCGGAGCATGTCCGTATCCGTAAACGCATCAAGCAGAAATTCGCCCGAAAAATGCACGAGGTAAAATCGAGAAGAAGAAGGCGTGAACTGGTAGCGTCATTCTATGGAATGGCCAAACACGCCGACTGTCATACGTTGTTTAAAAAATTAACAGGCAAAGACATGAGATCATTTAAAGACTTGAACGTTTCCTACAAGCCGGAGGACGGCAAGAAACGTTTTCCCGGGGTGGTGGTAAGCATCCGGGAGCTGGTAAACTTACCGATTGTGGTGAAGGACTTTGAGACGGGCATCAAGACCGAACAGGGCGAGGACCGCTGTATCGTGGCTATTGAGATGAACGGCGAACCGAAAAAGTTCTTCACCAACAGCGAGGAGATGAAGAACATCCTCTTGCAAGTGAAGGATATGCCCGACGGCTTTCCGTTCGAGACCACCATCAAGACGGAAACTTTCGGCAAGGGTCGAACTAAATACATATTTACATGAAACGGGTAGAAGGAACATCCGGGATAAGACTGATCGAGTGCGTGAGCCCGGCACGTAACAGATGGCGCATCCGCTGGGATGTGCAGGAAAGGGAGGACGGCTCCGCCTCCTACATGGAGGAGGGTTTCATCGGGAAACCCGGTCCGGACACTATAAAGTCCGTCATCACGGGCTGGTACAACGACCAGACCGACCGGGAGATACTTTCCGGGTTTGTCTATGAGGACATGCCGGTATGGCTGTCAAGTGAGAACCAGTTCAATTATAAGGCAGCGTATGATTTGGCCGTACAGACCGGCGGCGCTATGCTCCCGGTGACGTTCAAGTTCGGGACGGATGAGGAGCCCCAGTACCGGACGTTTGAGAATCTGGAGGAACTGACGGACTTCTACACGAAGGCCATGAAGCACATCCAGGATACACTGGCTGACGGCTGGAGAAAGAAAGACGCTTTTGATCCGGAAGATTACCGGGTGGAATGAACCCTTCGGGGGAGGGAAGAAAAAAGCCCCCGGCCTGTTAAATAGTAACGCCAATCACTTTTTTAACACACGACGAGAGAACTCGCGCGACCGGGGGCAAATACCCTCTGTCACGAGTTCTCTCTTTTTATGTGTTTAAAAAATGATTGGCGATGCAAAGATATAATTTTTTTGTTGTATGAAAGTGATTGAGATATTAAACTTTAACCGGGAACTGTTGAAAAGGCTTCAAGCATCCGGAATCCGTCTGGAGGATGCCCGGTATATTGATTTGTATTCAGACTATACCCGCCTACTGGATCAGGGTGAGAAAGTTTCGTATGTCGTGGCCGTATTGTCCGAAAAGTATTCGGTGAGCGAGCGCAAGGTGTACGCGCTGGTGAAACGGTTCCAGAGCGACTGCAAGACGCTTGCAGTGTGAACAGGCAGTCTTATGCCACAAGGAGTGCCGTTTCCCCTTATCTTTAGGGAGTTTCAAATTTAGAAGGAGGAAATGGCTATGAATAAGTATTACCGCATCCTGGACAAGATCCTTGCCACGGGAAAGACACAGACCAACAAGAAGGGAAACATACAGTACCTTCTGAACGAGCAGCTCTCGCTGACACCGGCAGACCTGCTCGATATATTCGAAGGGCATCATATCGCCCGCAAGAAGCTCCGCAGCGAGTTGCAGTTATTTATGCAGGGTGAGCGCAACGTGGAGAAGTACCGGGAGGCCGGCATCAACTGGTGGGACTATTGCGGCTCCATCCTGGTGAACAGTTACCCGACCTATTTCGAGAAGCTGCCTCCGTTGATAGCGAAAATCAACCGGGAGAGGCGCAACAGCAAGAACTACGTGCTTTTCCTGGGCGAAACCGGTGCCGAGAGCAACCAGGCACCCTGTTTGAGTCTGGTACAGTTCCAGTTAGATGGCGGTGAACTGGTTCTATCCGCCTACCAGCGTAGCAGTGACGCGAACCTCGGGCTACCTTCCGATATTTACCACTTGTACCTGATGGCGCGGCAGATAGAACTTCCCTTGAAGTCGATCACCCTCTACTTGGGAAATGTGCATATCTACGAGAACAATATCCAGGGAACCCGCGCACTGCTTGCCGGTGACGAGGCGGTCCGCTTCGGGCTGAACGTGTAGTTTGCTGTATATGTCTTGCAGCGGGAACCGTTCATGTTTCCCGCTGTTTTTCGTTTATTCTGGGGACCTTTGCGGCCGTTTTAAAGCAGAATGAAATGAAAAAGATGTATTTGTCCGCCCCGCTTCCTTTCGTGGGGCAGAAACGCATGTTTGCGAAGGATTTTATCAGGGTGCTGGGACAGTTCCCGGGCAGCACCGTGTTTGTGGACCTATTTGGCGGCTCGGGCCTGCTGTCACATATTACCAAATGTGTCAGGCTTGATGCCGCCGTTGTGTATAACGACTTCGACAACTACCGCCGGAGGCTTGCGAATATCCCAGCCACCAATGTGCTGTTATCCGATTTGCGCCGGATAGCTGAAGGGGAACCCAGAAATAAACGTATAACCGGGGAGGTTCGCGATAAAATGTTTGCCCGTATTGAGAGGGAAGAAAAAGAGCACGGCTACGTGGATTATATCACGGTTTCCGCATCCTTGTTGTTCGCCATGAAATATGTGACCAGTTTGGAAGGAATGAAGAAAGAAGCCATCTACAATAGGATTCGGCAAACAGATTATCCCGAAGCAAAGGATTATCTGGAAGGACTGACTATAACCAGCGAAGACTACAAGGAAGTATTCAAACGTTACAAGGATGTTCCGGGTGTGGTGTTCCTGGTTGATCCGCCGTACCTTTCCACCGAGGTGGGTACTTACGAGATGTCCTGGCGTCTGGCTGACTACCTGGACGTGCTGACCGTTCTGAAAGGGCATTCGTTTGTGTACTTCACTTCGAACAAGTCCTCCATTTTAGAACTGTGCGACTGGATGGACCGAAACCCATTTGTCGGCAGCCCATTCAAGGAATGCAGGAAAGCGGAGTTTAGTGCAAGCGTAAACTAT